TTCATCAAGGCCTATCCGGCCAGCGCCTTCCTGCCTTCGGCACACTATTGGGCCGGCAGTGCGCATTACCAGCGCGGCGAATACAAGAAGGCCATCGAGTTCTTCGCCAAGCAGGCCGCCACCTGGCCGGACGACGCCAAGGCGCCGGATGCGCTGCTCGGCCAGGCAAATTGCCAGCAGGAGTCCGGCGACGCCAAGGGGGCGCGCAAAACGCTCGAAACCCTTGTCGCCAAATACCCTGCCAGCGCCGCCGCCGCGGTTGCCAAGCAGCGCCTGGCGAAAAAGCGCTAGGGCGGGCCGATCGCGGCGTGGACGCTGCTCCCACCGTCTTGAAGTCCGCAGCATGATCGACCATTCAGCCAAGCTGCGCGTCAGCGAAATCTTCCATTCCCTGCAGGGCGAAAGCACCCGTGCCGGCCTGCCGACGGTATTCGTACGGCTGACCGGCTGTCCGCTGCGCTGTGCCTGGTGCGACACCGACTACGCCTTTTCCGGCGGCGAGACCCTGACGCTCGGCGACGTGCTGATCGAGGTGGCGAAGCATGGCGCGCGCCAGGTCTGCGTCACCGGCGGCGAGCCGCTGGCGCAGAAGGCCTGCCAGCCGTTGCTGACCGCCCTGTGCGACGCCGGCTACTCGGTATCGCTGGAAACCAGCGGCGCGCTGGACATCGCCGCCATCGATCCCCGCGTCTCGCGCATCATGGATCTCAAGGCGCCGGCATCCGGTGAGTCGGACAAGAACCTGTGGGACAACCTCGCCCGCCTCAACGCGCAGGACGAGATCAAGATCGTGCTGGCCGACAAGGCGGATTACGAATGGGCACGTCAGGCCATCCGCGAGCGAAAGCTCGATGCGATCTGCCCGGTGCTGCTCTCGCCGGTGGCCGGCAAACTCGATCCCAGGCTGCTGGCCGAATGGGTGCTGCGCGACCGCCTGCCGGTGCGCGTGCAGCTGCAGCTGCACAAGATCATCTGGGGGGCGGAGCGAGGGCGATGAACGGATGACGGACAAGAAAAAGCGCGCAGTGGTGCTGCTCTCCGGCGGCCTCGATTCGGCCACCACCCTGGCCATCGCCCGCAGCGGGGGCTATGACTGTCACGCCCTGTCGGTGGCCTACGGCCAGCGGCACGCGGCCGAATTGGAGGCCGCCGCCCGCATCGCCGCGGCGCTGGGTGCCCGCGAACACCGCGTCGTCGACGTCGACCTCGGCCAGTTCGGCGGCTCGGCGCTGACCGACCGCAACATCGACGTGCCGATGCATGGGGTGCAGGCGGGCATTCCCGCCACCTACGTGCCGGCGCGCAACACGGTCATGCTGTCGCTGGCCCTGGCCTGGGCCGAGGTGCTCGGCGCCAACGACATTTTCGTCGGCGTGAACGCGGTCGATTATTCCGGCTACCCGGACTGCCGGCCGGAATACATCGCCGCCTTTGAAGCCATGGCCAACCTCGCCACCAAGGCCGCGGTCGAGGGCGCCCGCCTGCACATCCACGCCCCGCTCATCGCACTCTCCAAGGCCGACATCATCCGCCGCGGCAGCGCCCTGGGGGTGGATTACGCCCTCACCGTCTCCTGCTACCAGGCCGACGCCTCGGGCAACGCCTGCGGACTGTGCGATTCCTGCCGCCTGCGCCGTGCCGGCTTCGAGGCGGCCGGCCTGCCCGATCCGACGCGATACATGACTGCTTGATTCCTCAAATTCAGTGCGGTTATGCGATGGCAAACAAGACTAATCCACTGCGACGGCGGTTTCTTTAGAATCCGCTGACTGTGCCGTAAAAACCGGGGCACGCCGAGGAGGAAGAATGGAATTCACGATTCACAATCAGGTGCTGACGGCGGTCTTTGTCGTCGCCATCGTCATGGGCGTGGTCGCAAACAAGACCAATTTCTGCACCATGGGCGCCGTCTCCGACTGGATCAACATGGGCGACACCGGCCGCCTGCGCGCCTGGCTGCTGGCCATGGCCGTGGCGATGCTCGGCGTGGCCGCAATGACCGGCATGGGCCTCGCCAGCATCGGCAACAGCACCTTCCCCCCCTACCGCACGCCGAATTTCGCCTGGCTGCGCTACCTGCTCGGCGGCCTGATGTTCGGCATCGGCATGACGCTCGCCTCCGGCTGCGGCAACAAGACCCTGGTGCGCATCGGCGGCGGCAACATCAAGTCGCTCGTCGTCCTGGTCATCGCCTCGGTCTGCGCCTACCTCATGCTGTGGACCGAGTTCTACGGCACCGTCTTCAATTCCTGGATCGTCGCCACCACCGTCGATCTCGGCAAGTCGGGCATGCAGAGCCAGGCGGTCAGCGAGTTCTTCGGCGCCGGCGCCGGCCCGCAGGTCGCCAGCGGCATCCTGCTCGGACTGGTCCTGGCCGGCTTCGCCTTCGCCTCGAAGGAGTTTCGCGGCAGCTTCGACAACATCCTCGCCGGCGTGGCGATCGGCCTGGCCGTGGTGATCGGCTGGTACCTGACCGCCGGCCCGATGGGCACGGCCTGGAAGGAATGGGCGGAAATGGCCGACACGGTGCCGAGCCGCGTCGAGGTGCAGTCCTTCACTTTCATCAGCCCGATGGGGGACAGCGTCCGCTACCTGATGAGCCCGGGCGATCTCGCCAACATCAACTTCGGCATCACGGCCCTGCTCGGCGTCATCGTCGGCTCCTTTCTCTACGCCCTTCTCAGCGGCAATTTCCGCTTCGAGTGGTTCGTCTCCGGCGGCGATTTCCTCAACCACGCCATCGGCGCCGTGCTGATGGGCATCGGCGGCGTGCTGTCGATGGGCTGCACCGTCGGCCAGGCGATCACCGGCGTGTCGACCCTGGCCATGGGCTCCTTCCTGACCTTCCTAGCCATCGTCGCCGGCGCCGCCGCGACCATGAAATTCCAGTACTGGCGCATGATGCGGGAGGCGTAAGACGCCTGAAAAATTGACACCGCGCAGGCCGGCTTCTATAATGCGCGGCTCTTTCGGGGGTCGTTAGCTCAGCTGGTAGAGCAGCGGACTTTTAATCCGTTGGTCGGCGGTTCGAATCCGCCACGGCCTACCACCGAAATCAAGGGCTTGAGGGCAATCTCAGGCCCTTTCTCTTTCCCGCCACGGGAAAGGCTGTGGGGGGACGGTTCATTTGGCACTAGCGGGATGAGCTGGGGCAAAACGGGAAGATTCAATACCGGCGCGGAGTTACGTGCAATCTGAATGCGGCCGGTGATTTGGCACTTACCGCTCGATTTTGCGCGCGAACCGCGCAGTTCTGCGCTTCATTTGGCACTGATCGAGCAGCGTTCGAATTCGCATGGTTGTAACGGTACGGAATCAGCCGGTCAAAGCCGGCGGCCGACCCAGACGACGCGACCGATGATGGCGATATCGTCACCCTGCAGATCGGGAACGGCGACCTCGTAGGGAGCGAAAGCCGGGTTGTCGCTGGTGACGCGGATGCGGCCGCCAGGCAAGGCCTGCAGGCGCTTCACCAACAGCATGTCGTTCATGCGCATGATGTATACGCCCTCCCTGTCTGGGCGTGTCGCGCGACGATCAACCAGGATCGCGTCTCCTGAGCGCAGCGTCGGCTCCATCGAGTCCCCACCAACACGGATCAGGTAGAGATCCTGCGGGCGCGCGCCAAGCTCGAAGCGAATCCACTCTTCCTGGAATATGAGCGCGTCGTCGGATCTCTCGTGAGTGACGACAGCGCCGGCACCGGCCGCTGCGCGCACGTCGTTGTAGAGAGGGACAGCGACATAACCGGCACGGGCCTCTTCAATGCGGAGTGCCACAGGCTTATCTTCAAGAGAATCTGCAATGGCATTGAAGATAGCAATTGCCTCTGAAGCCCCTTCCGCATTGCTGTCCTCTAGTCTCAACTCCAGAAGGGTAAGGAAGTCCTCGCCGGTTTTATGAGCGAAAGAAACCAAAAAATCGATGTCCGGCAATCGCGATCCAGCCTCGTAATTTTTGAGCGTGTTGAAGTGTACGCCAACGATATCGGCCATTTCAGGCTGTGTCTTCCCTTCCTCGTCACGTACACGTTTGAGTCTCTCGCCAATCTTGGTCATAACCGTCCTTTAATTCCCGTTGCCGAAAGTCCGGCCGACTTTTGGCAATCGAGCAATGGACTTCTGGCAATTGTCAGAAGTCTTATCTGATTGTTTTTTTAGGTAAATAATAATTTCAGTGAAAACTGCACCGGCGATACTTTCGGCAACGATGTATGCGAAACACGATCGTGTTGACATTGCGGATACAATCGTATCTAATGCGTCCCTATGGATACTGTCAAACGCTCAAAAAAAGCCAGTCGCCAAGACTGGCACCCAGCGGACATCGTGGCCGCTCTACACAAACGCGGCATCACCCTGCGCAAGCTCGCCGACCGGCACGGCATCACTCACCGAGCATTGAATGCGGCGCTGCGCGAGCGGAGGCTTCCGGCTGAAAGACGCATCGCCGAAGCCATCGGGATTCCGGCCCAGATCATCTGGCCGACAAGGTACAACGCCGACGGCTCCCGCCGCGACGTTCCGCGCGGCCAGCCGAGCCACAAGTCCAAGCTGAATAGTAGCGCCCGACGCGCCGCCGTCAATGGCAATCTGAGGGAGGCGGCGTAGACATCATGAAGCGCGGCCAAGATCTTCTCACGGGCGATTTGTTCGAGGTTCCCGCCCCCCGCGCGGCCCTGCCGGGCGCCCTGGATGTCGGCATTACCCTACGACAGATCCTGTCGAACCTGCTGAAAGTCAGCCCGCTCTCCCGCTTCGAAATCGCAGCTCGCATGTCAGAGCTGACCGGACACGAAATCACCAAGCATCAGCTCGATTCCTGGACGGCCGAAAGCCGCGAGGGATGGCGGTTCCCCCTGGAATACCTCCCGGCCTTCGAGACCGCCATCGAAACCCACGACGTGACGGCCTGGATCGCCGATTTGCGCGGCGCCCGCCTGTCCGTCGGGCGCGAAGCGCTTGAAGCCCAACTCGGTCGCATCGGCCGCATGAAAGACGATCTGGCCCGCCAGGAGCGTGCATTGAAAAAACTCCTTGGAGAAAACGAATGAGCCGTGTCGATTTAACGGCGGTCGCTTCGGCACTCAACATCTCGGAGCGCACCGCCCGGCACTGGGTGAAGGTTGGAAAACTGCCTGAGCCGACCGTGAAGGTTTCAAAGGGTGGGCGCCCCCAGGCTTGTTGGGAATTATCAGACCTGAATCTTCCCGCAGATGCCCGCCAGGCCCTCATCTCAAAACTTCTCAACGATGCCTCCTCCTCTGCCGGCGCTCACTCCCTGACGCCGGCGGTGGTGCCTGCGCCGGGCACGAGCCGGCCTGACGCGGCATTTTCCGGCGGCGAGGGTTCCTCCCTTCCCGCGCCTGCCGGCCTTTCTATTCCCGCCCCCGCGCAGCTGAAGGACTGGCAGCGCCAGGTGGCCACCGCGCGCAACTCCCTGCTGGCCGAGGTGCGACGCATCGGCGCATCCGTCGGTACTGAGAGCGCGGTCTGCACGCTGGTGCGCCTGGCCGCCGAGGGCGGCCTGCCAGAGCACCTGCAGCGCCTGGTGTCGATCGCCAACAGCAAGGCCGGCAAGGATGGCAAGCGCACCCTGTCTCGGCGATCGCTGTACCGCTGGCTCGGCGACGCCAAGGCCGGCTTCGCCGCGCTCGCTCCGCGCGACGCCGAGAAGCTCGTCATCCCGCCCTGGGCGCCTGCGCTGATGAAGCTCTACGGCAAACCGCAAAAGCCCAGCCTCGCCTGGTGCCTCGAACAGATGGGCGGCGACGCCCCTAGTTACTCCGCTGCGCGCCGCTTCCTCGATAAGGTTGGCAACGTCGAGCGCGAGCGCGGACGGCGCCTGCCACGGGAACTCAAGGCCCTGCGGCCCTTCGTTCGCCGCGACGCTTCCGGCTTCGCGCCGGATGCGATCTACACGGCCGACGGCCACACCTTCGACTCCGAGATTGCCCATCCACGCCACGGCAAGCCCTTCCGGCCCGAGATCACCACGGTGCTGTCCGTGCCGACGCGACGCTGCGTCGGCTGGTCGGCGGGACTTGCCGAGTCCACTTGGGCCGTCATGGACGCGCTGCGCCACGCCTGCGAGATGGCCGGCATCCCGGCCATCTGGTACGTCGACAACGGCTCGGGCTACAAGAACGCCGCGATGACGGCCGAGGTGACGGGCTTCTGCCGCCGCCTGCACTTCACGCCGAGCAACAGCCTGCCCTACAACTCCCAGGCGCGCGGCGTCGAGGAGCGCAGCCACAAGAGCATCTGGGTGCGCGCCGCGAAGAAGCTGCCCACCTACATGGGCGCCGACATGGACCGCGAAGCCAGGCAGAAGGTTTTCAAGCTGACGCGCGCCCACATCAAGGCCACCGGCACATCCAAGCTTCTCATGGCCTGGGAAGATTTCCTGCGCTTCTGCCAGGACGAGATCGACGCCTACAACGCGCGCCCGCATCGTGCGCTGCCGAAGATCCGCGACAACGCCACCGGCAAGCTGCGCCACATGACCCCCGACGAAGCCTGGCAGAGGGCGCTAGACGAGGGCTGGGCACCGACGCCGGTCACCGCCGAGGAGTCGGCCGACCTGTTCCGGCCGGAAGTCATCGCCACGACAGCGCGCGGCGAGATCAGGCTCTTCAACAACCTCTATTTCAGCGCCGACCTGCAGGAATACACCGGCGAGAAGGTGCGCGTCGGCTACGACATCCACGACGGATCGAAGGTGTGGGTGCGCGACATGAAAGGACGCCTCATCTGCATCGCCGAGTTCGAGGCCAACAAGCGCGCCTACTTCCCGGAGAGCTTCGTCGAGCAAGCCGAGCGCCGCCGCGCAGAGGGCCGCCTGGCGCGGCTCGAAGCCCATGCACAGGAGGTGCGCGAGGAACTGGAAGCGCCGGCCCTGCTGGAGCATCAGCCGACCATCGTCATCCCGATGGATGCCACGCCGCGCACCCTTGTCGCCATCGAGCGCGCCGAGCGGCGCGAGCAGGAAAAAGCCGACATCGCCGCCGTCAGGCAGACCCTGGAGGCTTCCGGGGTGACGGTGATGCCGGGCGTCGATGTGCGTCCCCTGTTCAGAACCGACCCGGACAAATACCGCTGGCTGGCCCGTCACCCGCAACTCTGGGATGCCCACGACGCGGAGTGGTTGCTCGACTACGTCTATAGCGACGAATACGCGGCGCTGCTTGAGCGGTTCGAACACGACGGCCTGGTCTGGACGGAGCAGGACAGGGAACGGGCGCGCGGCTTGATGAATTTTGAGGTGGCCGCACGGTAGCTGTCACTACCGCGCGACCTTGTTGCAGCACAAGCAAAGAGGAGTCTATCGGTGAAAAAAGTTTTCGTCAAAACGGGCAACTTCGAGAAGTTCCAGGCCGCCATCCGCGCCGTCGAGGCGCGCGGCGCGCCGGAGGCCGGCTGGCTGCTGGTCGCCGGCGACCCGGCACGCGGCAAATCCACCATCGTCGACAAGTGGGCTGCGCAGACCGGCGCGATCTACCTGCGCGGCAAGGAACAGTGGACGCCGAGCTTCTTCCTGGCGGAACTCGCCGGCCAGCTCAAGATCGACGACTCCCAGCGCGGCAAGCAGCGCTTCCAGTCCGTCATCACCCGCATCGGCGCCGAGCAGACCCCTGTCGTCATCGACGAGGTGCAGCACGCCATGCGCGACAACGCTGCCGTGCTGGAGGTGCTGCGCGACATCACCGACCTCACCGAGACCGTTGCCGTGCTGGTCGCCGGCGTCGACGACGTGATGCGCCGACTGGCGCGACCGAGCCTGAAACAGATCGCCAGTCGCATCGCCCAGGTGGTCGAGTTCGCGCCGAACGACCCCGAGGACACCGCCCTGGTGTGCCACCAGCTCGCCGACGTGGAGATCGCGCCAGACCTGGTGGCCGAGGTGCATCGCCAGGCGAAGGGCCTCATGCGGCCGATCTGCAACGCCATCGCCACCATCGAGGCGCACGCCGGCCGCAACAAGCTGGCGAAGGTCAAGCTCGCCGACCTCGCCGGCCAGGAGCTGTGCCACGACTGGCAGAGCCGCCGCCCGCAGCTTGTGCGCGCGGTGGCGGGAGGGCGGTGAGATGCAAGCCTACGCCTGGGCAACGGGACGAATCGGCTTCGGTCAGAGTGTGCCGGAAGGTGCCCTTCCGATAGCCAACGGGGTAGAGCGGGAATTGCGCGAGGCAATCGCCGGCACGGCCAGGCTGTCCCGTAGCGGCGACGACGTGTTCATCGTTCCCGGCGTGCCGGAAGCGCCTAACGGCGATGCCGCTGTCGACGCCTTGCTCGCCTACTGCGATGTCGTTAAATCAAGCCTGAAGTGGCGCGCCGCCCTGACTAGGGTCGAGGGGCTCATCAAAGGGTACTTGGGGAATTACGAATACGTCGTCGCCGATGGTGTCGTGCACACCCTGTCCGAGACGGAGATGTTGATCGTCGAGGACGCTATCAACGGACTGATGGTCGAAGAGAAGATCCTCGACGCCCTCTGCGAGTGGCGCCACCTCGTGAAGGAGGCCCGTTAAATGGCCTGGACCGCCGAGCAGCTTTTGAACGCCGTCGGCCAGGCCGCGCCGCGCGAGTGCATCACCGAGGCGCGCATGGCCGAGATCACCGGCCTCTCGCCGCTGCAGGTCGAGCACGCCGCGTTGAAGTTGCGCAAGCACGGCTTCCTCACCAAGACCGGCCAGGGCTGCCACAAGCTCACCGCCGCCGGTCGCACCGCGCTGGCCGCCGGCCGCAAGATCCGCTCCGGCCCGAACGGCCCCGAGACCGGCCACCGCCGGCGCGATCCCGGCCTGCGCCAGCGCGTCTGGAACGCGCTGCGCACCGGCAAGAAGCTCACCGTCGACGACCTCATCATGCGCGTGGCCGAGGGCGAGGAGCGCGATCCGCGCAGCAACATCCGCAAATACCTGGTCGCCCTCGCGCGCGCCGGCTACGTGCGGCAGATGCCCGTGCGCGAGCCGGGCCTGAACCCCACCTCGAACGGCTGCGTGCGCTGGTGGCTGGTGAAGGACACCGGCCCCATCGCGCCGGTCTGGCGCCAGCGTCACGGCGCCCTCTACGACGGCAACTGCGAGGAGCAGATGCCGCTCGCCGCCGACATCTACCGCGCGCCGAAAGCCCGCCAGGAGGCCGCATGCAAGTGACCGCCATCCCCGAGTGGCGCGTGCTGCTCGCCGCCGCCATCGCCGCCAGCAACAAACAGGCGGTAGCCGATCGCCTCGGCGTCAAGCGCACCACCGTGAGCCTGGTCGCCAACAACAAATACCCGGCGCGCACGGACAAGTTCGCCGCCCGCGTCATGGACGTGCTCGGCCGCGAACGCTGCCCCTTCCTCTGCGCCGAGATCACCCGCGAGCAATGCCGCGAATACCGCGATCGCGGCGCCCCCACCAGCAGCCCGCGCGAGATGCGCCACTGGCGCGCCTGCCAGGGCTGCGAGATCGGCATCCGCCTGAAAGGAGACCGCGCATGAAAGCTCCCCTGTTGAACCGCATCCGCCTCGCCCTCGGCCTGCGCTGGCGCTCCGCGCGCCCGAGCCCTGCGGATCTCCGCGAGGCGTTGCGCAACGCCGCCCTGGTGCTCGGGCTCGTCGCCACCTTCGGCCTCGTCGGTCGGCTCGATTACGAGACTGAGCGCGCGATGGAGGCCGAGGCGCGCGCCGAGCACTTCTCCTACCGCGCCGCCATCGCCGAAGACCTCGACGCCCGCTACCGCTTCGCCCGCAACCACGCCGAGCAGCTGGAGGATTACCTGGTCGCGTGCCTGAACGGAGACCGCGAGCTGGTACTCGGCGGCCAGCGCTGGACGTGCCAGGCGAAGCCCGTCGGCCCTTACATCCCGCAGGAGAACTGACATGAGCGACTACACCCCGCGTCCGGGCAGCGCTGCCGAAGCCGCCCTCGCCTTCATACGTAAAAACGGCGGCAGCGCGCGCAGCAAGGAGATCGGCCCCGAGATCGGCGTCGAGGCGAAGAACGTCCACGCCATACTCTTGGCGGCCGTGGAAAACGGCGTGCTCGTCACCTGCGATATCACCGCCCCTGGCGAGCCGACGCAGAAGGAATACCGCCTCTCCGGCGGCGGCAAGCCGATGACGTGGCGCGAGCCGAAGCCGGCGCGCGCCGCCGCTCCTGCCACGGAAAAGCCCGCCCAGGAAGCCGCCAAACCGGCCCGCAAGCCGCGCAAGGCGCCGAAGCCTGCCAAGCCCCATCCGCGCAGCAGCCGCCCCAAGGTTACCGGCCGGCTGCTGCGCGCCGCCGAAGAAGGGCGGCAGAAAACAGCAAAAGCCCTGCCTGTCGTAGAGGTGCCCTGGAAGGCTGAGCAGCACGGCGGCGGCTTCCGCTGCGGCGTGTTCAGCGACGGCTCCCTGGTGCTGCGGCTGCGCGACGGCAGCCTGGCCGAGCTGCCGCCCGACGACACGCGCGCGCTGCTCGACTACCTCGACCGCTCGCTGCTGCGGGAGGCCGCGTGAGCCGCGCTCTCGAAACCTTCACCGTCGCCCACGCCGGCATCCGCCTGCGCGTGCGGCTGCTGCCCTCGCACGTCGAGGTCGAGCGCGAATTCCGCGACGGCCGGCGCCGGCGCGATGGCCTGTGCATCCACGCCTATTTCGCCCCGACCAAAAGTCAGTCCGCGCGGCACGGCGGCACCATCGCCCTGGCCGGCAACGGCCGCCTGAAAGAGCTGGTGCCGCACGAAGTGACGCACGCCGTCCTGCACAAGCTGGGGGGGGGCGACGAGGAGCCGATCGCCACGGCCGTCGGCATCCTCACCGCCCGCATCCTCGGGCGGCTTGAGCGGCTGGGGTACGCGATATGAGACTGCCAAGCCTCGCCGAACAAGTCATCGACGCCAATCTGGCGATGCGCCATCTGGCCGACGAAGAGCGGATGCGCAAGGAGCGCGATGCGCTGATGCGTCGCCACACCGGCCACAACGCGACCGGGCCGACGCTGAAGGATCGCCTCCTGCAGCTGCTCTCCGCGCGCCGGGACTTGAGCCTGCCGGAGATCAAACAGGAATTTGAGGGCTTCACGAACGGAAGGCTGCACGAGGCGCTCACGCAGCTCATCGCCGCCGGCCGCGTCGAGCGCTTCGGCGCGCGTCGCCTATACCGCTATCGCATCGCCTGAGGAGACCCCATGTCCGCGACCAAGAACGACGTGATGGCCAAGCTGGTGTTCCACATCGGCGCGATCAACGGCATCCGCGCCGCCGACCTCGCGCGCGAGCTGGGCACCACCGAGCGCCGGCTGCGCGCCCTCATCACCGAACTGATCGAGGATGGCGTCGGCGTCTGCGGCCACCCCTCCACCGGCTACTACATCGCCCGCACCCCGGCCGAGCTGGAAGCCACCATCGAGTTTCACAAAACCCGCGCGCTGCACGAGCTGCACAAGGCGTCGCGCCTGTCGAAGATCCCGCTGCCCGACCTCGTCGGCCAGCTCAAGCTGAGAACCTGAGGAGAGAACATGCAAACACCCGTCACCCTGAACCAGATCGACGCCAAGGCCCGCGCGTTCGCCGAGGCGCGCGACCGCCTGCGCGAGCTGTGCGCCGCCCTCGACGCCGGCCTGAAAGCCCTGCAGCGCGATCACCTGCCCGGCATCCGCCGCGCGCTCAACCGCGCCGCCGAGGCCGAGGCGGCCCTGCACGCCGCCGTCGAAGCCGCCCCCGAGCTGTTCGTCAAGCCGAAGACCGTCGTCCTGCACGGCGTGCGCGTCGGCTACATGAAGGGCAAGGGCAAGATCGAGTGGGAAAGCGACGAGAAGGTCATCCGGCTCATCCGCAAGCACCTGCCCGATCTGGCCGACGTGCTCATCGCCACCGTCGAGAAGCCGTCGAAGGACGGCCTTGTCGGGCTCTCCGCTGCGGACCTCAAGCGCGTCGGCGTCACCGTCATCGACGCCGGCGACCAGGTCTACATCAAGCCCGCCGACAGCGCCCTCGACAAGATGGTCGACGCGCTGCTCAAGTCGGCGAGCGAGGAGGTGCGGTCGTGATCGTCAGTCAACTCATTGAGGAACTGCAGAAGCTGCCGCCGTACTACCCGGTTTTCGTGCGAGCACCGGACATCGAAACCTACGAGGAGAGCGAGCCGAACTATCTCACGATCCGTGACGCGGACACTGAGAACCTGCATGGCGCGATCGGCGCCGCCGTCATCATCGACGCGCGGGTGCGTATATGAACCCGGACGGAAAATTCAGCGTCACCCTGCTGCGCTTCGATCTGGTCGCCCATCTGCACCGCCAGCGCGAATTCTCCGAACGCACCTTCGGCCCCGGCGCGCGCACGGCCGGCGTGCTCGACCACATCCGCAAGGAACTGGCGGAGATCGAGGCCAAGCCGGGCGATCTGACCGAGTGGATCGACGTGGTCCTGCTGGCCCTCGACGGCGCCTGGCGCGCCGGCCACAGCCCGGAGGATATCGTCCTCGCCCTCGCCGAGAAGCAGCTCCGAAACGAGACGCGCAAGTGGCCAGACTGGCGCACCGCCGCGCCGGGCAAGGCGATCGAGCACGTGCGTGAAGAACTGCGCACGTTTAACGATCTGTCGCCCGCCGAGCGCGATCGCGCCATCGTCGAAATGAGGCTCGGGGAATGAAGCGCATCTACATCAGCGGCCCCATGACGGGCATGCCGGAACACAACTTCCCCGCCTTCAACGCCGAAGCCGCGCGCCTGCGCGCCCTCGGCTACGACGTGGTGAACCCGGTCGACATCAACCCTGATCCCGGCGTCACCTGGCACCAGTGCCTGCGCAACGACCTGCAGGCGCTGCTCACCTGCGACACGCTGGCGCTCCTCGACGGCTGGATGATCTCCCAGGGCGCGCACCTGGAGCTGCACGTCGCCCACCGCGTCGGCATGCGCATCGTCGAGGCCAGGCAGATCACGACAGGAGGTCAGTCATGAAGATCGCGGAAATCCAGATCGGCCAAACCTACACCTACTGGCCGCCGCAGGGCGCCGAAGACAACCTGCACTTCCCGGCCGAGGTGGTCGAGATCGGCAAGCTGGTCAAGGTGCGCATCCGGCGCGCCGAGGGCGAGTGCCTGCGAAGCGTATCCGCGCGCCGCCTCACCATGAATGGCGAGCTGTGCCTGCAATCGAGGGGGGGGGCTTGCAGACTCGCCCGAAGAGCGGGCCGGCGGCCCCGTAAAAGCCATTGATCTGACATGAGCATAACCAAAGATCAATGGGCGGAAATCGAGCAGCAGCTCTCCGGTATTTTCGGACGGGTGGAGCTGCTTTGCGATGGGTACAAGATCAACGCCGATGTCAAGAGTATCGCGCCCATGCGCCAAGGGATCGTCGTCTACGTCAATGGATATGTGCGTGGCGAGTGGATGAATGGCGGAGCCGAGGAGGCGCGGAAATTCCACAGGGAGATGAAGCGTTTCCTCTACTCGGCCAAAGAGCGGGAGAGGGCCAAGGCCGAGGCGAAGAAGCGCCACCTGCCGGCTGCAATGCGCAAGTGGTTTCAGGAAACGGCGACGGCGTCGGTGTCGACATGGGCGCCGTACTGGACCAACGCCAAGGCATTCACGCGGCATCTGCGCAAAACCTGCACCGACATTTCCGTCGTGAAAATCGGCTTCTGACCATGCCCATGAAACCCGCCCCCGACCTCCGCAAGCGCGAGCTGGCCGCAATCCACATCGCGCGCGGCCAGCTCGGCATGGACGAGGACACCTACCGCGACATGCTGTGGGCCGTCGCCCGCGTCCGCTCGGCGGCGGATCTCGACTGGACTGGCAGGAAGCGCGTGCTCGATCATCTGGCCGGCTGCGGCGCGCAGATCGGCGGCCAGCGCCCGGTCCGGCCGAACGAATGGGCCTTCATTGACCGCGCCGCCGAGGACTGTCGCCCCATGCTGCGCAAGCTCTGCGTGCTCTGCCGCGAGCTGGGCATCGAGCGCGGCAAACAGAAGCGCTACGTCGAGGGCATCGCCCGGCAGATGAGCGGCCTCGATGACGGCGGCGCCGTCGTCAAGCCGCTGGAGCTGTGCACCTACAGCGAGCTGTGGCGCATCACGGCGGCGCTCAACAAGCACCTGCAGCGCCGGAAGGGGCAGGCATGAGCGGCCACGTCATGCTCGTCTTTGCCTTCCTCGTCGGCGCCGGCTTCGGCGCGGTGGTCGCCTGGGCATGGTTCGAGCGCTGCGGCCGGCCGCGCCAAGTCAAGATCGTCATCGACCGCGAACTGGCGCGCACCATCGACGAACGCATAGTCATGGCCTGGCTCAACGGGCGCGGCCTGGTGTGGATGCCGGCCGGCCTGGAGACCATCGTCAAGGGGAAAACACGATGAGCGAAGCGCAGCCGAGCCTGCTGGAGCGCGGTTACCCGGAACTGCTGGCCGACCTGGCCGACCAGGTCGCCGCCAAGCTCGCCGAGAACGGCGTAGAGATCGAACGCGCCGCCGACATCGGCCTGGCGGTCGCAGAGCATATCCGCAGCAACTGGTCGGGGCAGAGCCTGTACCTCCCGAAGGGCGAACGGTACGAGCTGTCCCGCCGCGATCTGGAGATCTTCGAGCGCTTCAACGGGCATAACCACGAGCCGCTCGCCCGCGAGTACAATCTCACCGTCATGCGCATCTACCAGATCGTCAAGGCCGTCCGTGCCGAGATGATCAGGAAGCGCCAGGGGTCTCTTTTCTAAGGGGGCATCATGAAAAAATTCATTCTCGCCGTCGGCGCCGCCCTGGTTTCTGTGAGCGCCATTGCCGGATCCACCGCCGCCCTGTGCGACGGCATGACCGCCGACCGCGACGGCATCCGCTGCCGAGTGAGCGATATCGACGGCCTCGGCAGCACGCTGCTCATCAAGGTGCACGCGCGCAAGGGCGACGACGAAGCGCGCGTCGCCAGGGCCAAGGCCGCCACGCGCCAGGCCATCGATACATTCATTGCCGAGGGCGGCGTGTTCATCAAGATGCGCACCACGCGGCCGGATGGCATCGAGGTCGAGCGCACCTGCTCGAAAGTAAAAGGGAAGAAGTCCGAGCACTGCGGCGAGTGGTCGCCGGTGAAGGGGTAGCTGATGGGGCGCGACCCTCGCAATAGTCCGGCGGCCGCACAGCGAAAGCGAATGCTTGAGGCAATTGAAACCGCCCCTTTTTGGATGCTTGATGTTCCAAATAAATGCCAGGCGAAGCCAGAGTGCGTCGCGCTAGACGGTCAGGTCATGAGATGGAACGACCCTTACTGGGATACCGGCTTCCCCCCATGTGACCGCGCGGGTTGCATGTGCCGAGTTATCGCTCTCGGTGAGCGTCAGTTGAAGCGCCTAGGCATTGCTCCGCCGCCTGCCGCAGACTGACTTTTGGGGCATCTCGGCCGTTAGTAAAACCCTTTAGCGGAACCTCCCCGCCCGCATGCGTAGCCTACGCGCATGCGGGAAATCAATCTGATCGTCATTCACTGCTCGGCCACGCCTAACGGCCGCTGGGTTTCCACGCTCGACATCGATCAGTGGCACGCCGCACGCGGCTTCAAGCGACAGGGCGATTGGCGCGCCCGCCAGAATGCCCAGCTCGGAGCCATCGGCTACCACTTCGTGATCTACACGAACGGCGCCATCGCCACTGGCCGCCACCTCGCCGAAATCGGCGCGCACGTCGCCGGGAACAATCGCAGCTCGATCGGCATTTGTGTCGTCGGCACCGACAAGTTCACGCGCGCACAGTGGAGCAGCCTGGCCGCCCTGGTTGATCGGTTGCGCCAGGAGTTCAAGGGCGTCCGCGTCACCGGCCACCGCGATCTTTCTCCCGACAAGGACAACGACGGCCTGGTCGAACCCTGGGAGTGGCTGAAAACCTGCCCCGGCTTCGACGTGGCGGCATGGCTGCGCTCCGATATGTTGCCGCCGGCCGCCGGCGTGCTGGAGGAGCTGGCATGAGGCAGCTCATCGCGCTGGCCTTCCTGCTGCTCGCCTGCGGCGCCCAGGCCGCGCCCGATCCAATGCAGGAAACGCGCTATTGCGGCGAGCCGCGCCGGGACGCCCAGGGGCGAATACTCCGCCGCGCCGATGTGCTGGTGGCCTTCCGCAAGTTGTACCCCTGCCCGGAGACGGGGAAGGTGCAAGGCGCCTGCCCCGGCTGGGCCATCGACCACACGATCCCGCTGGCTGTCGGCGGTTGCGACGCGGTGCGCAACCTGCAGTGGCTCCCCTCCGCGATCAAATCCTGCGCCGGCAAGGTCTGCAAGGATCGCTGGGAGCGCGACGTTTACCGGGGGCGTCCGTGACCACCGTCCACCTGGTGCACGGCATCCACGTCGAAGAGCGCGGCGGCAGCCCGCGCCTGCTCGCGCCCTACCTGCGCGCCGAGGGCTTCACCGTGAAGGTGCGCAGCTACGGCAAGCTCAAGTGGTGGCAAGCGCGCTTCGCCAACGAGAACCTGGCCGCCTGCTTCGCCGACTCGATGAAGAAAGGCGACATCATCGTTGCGCACTCCAACGGTGCGGCGCTCGCCTGCCTGGCGGCCGACTATGGCACGCCGCTCGGCGGCGTGGTGTGCATCCAGGGCGCACTCGATGCCGATCGCCAGTGGGCGCCGCAGATCCCGTGGGTCGACGTCATCGCCAACCGCGCCGACGGCGTGCTCACCGCCTCGACGCTGCTCTTCGGGCACATGTGGGGCGCCCTCGGCCGCGACGGCTACAACGGCCCGCCGGATTCCCGCATCGCCAACATCTTCACGGACGAACGCCGGCCGGAAGGCTTGCCCGAGTCGCTCGGCCACACCCACTTCTTCACGCACGACGCGCTTGCGGCCTGGGGGCCGTGGCTCGCCGCGCGCATTCGCCGCCGCCTGGAGGGCGCATG